AATCTTCTCTTCAAAAAAACTACTCCTTGATAAACATAAGTTCCCGTCACCAAATTAACAGTCGACAAGAACTTATCATACTCCTTAGCTCCTCGTAACGTCATATGACATACTCGGGCCAAGAAATCTACCCACCCTTTAGCATTCATATAGGGTCTCAACACTTTCAAACTCGCCCATACATGATCATCTCCATAAACTACTATTACAATGATACCCATTACTAAACAATGCATAATTATATCTGACAAATGAGGATTTCGATCTATAACATCCATGCAATATAAATAAAACATCAAAGCCATAATCCAACTATCCCCATGAGAGGTATCCTTCCCTCCTGAGTGCATAACACCTCTCATAAATTGCCAGAACCCACCTAAATGCAAAACTATCTTATGACTTATCTTATACATTAAGGTTTTCACAAAATACTCTATTTTTTTTTTTGCCTCTTCATCGAAATCTTGCCAGGCATAATATCTAGAACCACACGCTATATAAAGCATCAACATCCAATCTTGTATATTCTTATCTAACTGGGACACATCTCCATCTACCCAAAAAAAATTATCATCATCATAATGTAAATATTTAGCCAATTGCCAAGCACCTCCCCAGTTAAACCCCATCCCAATACGAATTACATTGCCAGTTTCAATTTTTCGTCTATCTCTCATCAAAAAATCCGAAAATATAATCATATTAAGTGAAGGACAAAAGAACTCACGCAATTTCTCCATGAGCTTCTTCAAATCCTCTTCAGAAAATGCAGCGGCTTTACGCCATTCTTGCTTCTCTCGCATTATCTCTAAATCTAATAACTTAGCATCCTGTCCTTTTAAAACTGCAATTATAAACTTATGGACAGCTCGGATTGAAGATTCTATAAGAAAAACCTTCTTTCCTGTATCATGCACTACATATTCTACACCATTTATAGAAAACTTACCTGAATTACCAATAGTAAGTCCTCCTCCTGTACTTAAATTCACCCATTTCAAAACTTCCCTAGGGTCCCATTGTACTCGGACTGTACCAACAAACTTGTCGGTATTCAAACTTGAATGCATAGCCTGCAACGCTCCGGGTAATAATTTTCTTATTCTCATAAAAGACTCCCCCCTGCGCGCTGTATTATGACTAAATCCTTCCAACATTTTCATCTGCTTAACACATGTCATATTGTTAGTAGAAAAAAAAACTCGTGGAAGAGCATTGCCAACTGGATTACCTTTAAAATCCATGGCTGCTGTATAAGACTCATATACTATTTTTTCCCAATTCAAAACCTCTATACATCGATGAGCCAACGTACCCGGAGTATAGCAAAGAGTTTGTGCTGCTTGAGCAATATACTCTTTACTTAACTGCGAGACTATCTTACGAATAAATGTTGCTGGATATATATTTGTTTCAACTATAGGATTTCCTTGCTTTGTGACTGGTCTTATACTTATAGCACTCTTTGATGTAAAATATCTACGATAAAAGTTCAAATAGGCTTCATAATGGTGATTACGACGAGCTACCACCTTATGATCCTTCATAACATACTTACTTACACACTCTGCATAGATACTAGCTAATAATAGATCTTTAGAATCAAAATGTTTAATACATCTCCTGAAAGGTCCTACACCAGGTACCGTACTCTCATATTCATACATACACATACTTCCATGATGAAATTCACACTCTCTTTGGTGTATACTCATCCTAAATAATTTCCCACTTTTTACTCTGCAAAATAGATAGTTTGTTACGTCTGAACGTGGAGCTCTAATTTTAAAAAAAATATGATCTAAGATATCCAGTAGTGATTGATTTTCTAAAATATTATTATCAATTGTTTTAGTACTGTAACTAAAG